CTTGATCGACCGGAATCCATTTGAGGTTGCGGCTCCAGTCGGGCGGTGGCGCTCCCGCAACCCATACGTTGCGGTGGGGGAAAAATCGGAGAGACCGCAGGCTGTAGCGGAGTTCTTCGTATTCGTCCTGGTGGCCGAGAATGTATCCGAGGTCAATGCCGGACATTGAGCCTCCCGTAGAGGAGAAGGGGAGCGAGTGGCCCCCCTTCAAACCTCGTTTGGTTATCGGGTCGACAAACCGGAGAGTTCCCCGTGGGACCTCTCGTTGCCGTACATGAGACCCCATTCGCCGTAGAACTGCTCTTCGACTTTGGCCCCGACACGGCCGATCTGTTCGATGACGAAAGCACCGTCGGCACGGCCCAGCCACTTGAGCCGAAGCTCGTCGAGCGAAGCGACAGCAACAGTGTTCGCCGGGATGTAACGGTTCAACATGACGTTGACCCGACCGAAATCGGTGTCGAACGTCTGGAGGTTGACACCGCCAACTGTCCGTTCGTCCTGACGGAACCCTGCGGTGGACACACCGAGGAACTGCTCAGTGAGCTTCCTCTTGTTCCACGAGTTGGCGATGATGACCGCCGTCTCCTGTTCGGAGATTCCACCGTTGTCCCACACGTCCTGCATCAGATCCAGGACGTGACTGTCTTCCAGGTCGACGACCTCCTCGTAGGTGGCCGCCGAAATGTCGGTGGTGAAGTCGATGGCGGCTCCACCTGACGTTTCTGACAACTGGAACGTGCCGGTCGTCTTGTTGACCACGAAATAGGTCTTGTTCACAACGAGACCCGCACCACCGGTAATGGCGGTGAACTGGATCTTGTCACCGTCGGCAAGCCCGTGAGCCGCCTCCGTCAGCACATCATCAGACGATGATCCGCCGTCGAGAGCCGTCGAACCTGTTGCCAGGTCGGTGGAGTTGGTGGAGATCGCCGCCAACAGACCACGAGTTTTGCGTGCCGTGTTGTTGTCCGACGGTTCGACGAACGCTCCGTTGATGACCGCGAACTCCATGTCGCGTTTGATCTCCTTCAACCGGACTTCGATCTGCCAGGCCATCTCGTCGACGACCGGGTTGGCCCCCCCGCCGGACATGACCAACGGATGCGCCGAGTCGATGTCACCGAGCTGGCGTGCTGTCGCCTGCTTGGTGTACGAAACGTCGATCGTCTCATGGATGATCTGGAGCACGTTGTTGACGTTGTCCCGTGACCGGCCTGACGCCGTCGGAGCGTCGGCACCTTCCAAAGCGGAAGTCTGCGACGCTGACCGAAGATCATGCTCCTGCCAACCGAACACGGTCGAACCGACAAGATCCCCGCCGAACATTCCGCCGATCGCTGCAAGCAGCGGCGTGTCCTCCGGGGTGATGTTGTATAGCGGGCCTTCAAAGTTTTCAACGTTGAAGGTGGTTAGAGCCGCACTAAGGAGTGCCATTCTCTACCTCATTTCTTGGGTGTCACCCCGACAACATCCGTTCGGCGGCTTGTCTGGTGGTCAGACGCAACGCTTCGACGTGATTGCCGGCTTTTTCAGCTTCGGCGATCTGGTCGTCGATGTTCGGCGGGGCATCGGAGGTCGCCTCCGTTGAGATCACCTTGGCTTCGGTGGTCGTCGTCACCTGTTGGCTCTCCGTCGGGGTCAGTGTGGGTGTTGGTTTCCACCCGAACGTGTCCTCGGCGTATTCGACGAGCTTGGCTGTGTCAGCCTCAACCTCTCCCGCTTTGATGGCAATGGCCAAAGCCTTGCCACGGTCAGAGTCAGGGTCGAACCCGGCGTCCCGCAGCTTCTCCTTGTCACGGAGCGGCCGCAGTTCTGCGAGTTCGTCCTTCTGGCTCTTGTTGACCTCTTCGAGCTTGCGGAAGTTCTGAGCGACGTCAGTTTCCTCAGACTCGACGGCGGGGTCGGTTACTGCTGCTTCGGTGGTCACTGGATTTGGATTCTCCGACATGGTTTCTCCTTGGGCTAACGCCCTCCTGCCAACTACATGCGAGACGGGCGAATCCCACACGGGGGGACACCACGAACGGAAGGGACGTTCCACGGGGTGGGTGGAGTTTTCTGGTGCCGCTCGGTGGTGTCCAAACACGGCAATGCCAGAGGATTTGTGGACTACCCGTCCTCGGGGAGCCTTACCCAGATTGGCTCATACACACGGGATACTGGGAGGTCCCGGCGACCGTGACGGCCCTTAGAGCTCGCGTCACAAGCGGACAACATATACACGTCCGCGTGGTAGTCAAGGATTACGACGACAGTGATGGTGGTCAGGGTGTCCGCTGCCTCTCATACCATCACCTAATCATCGAGGCATTGGAAGCTAGCTCCCTGACCGGCACACACACTCAAGAGGCAACTTCGCCCGTCTAGCACCAGATAGGTGTGGTTCCGATGCTGCGTTGCCGGGTGTCGAGGATCACCCTACCGCGGGGGTGGTACACCGCGCGCTCCTACCGCGCGGTGATACCCGTCACCGCGAACTCGTCGCTGGTGGCGACCGCCCCGAACTGGTCGCTGAACAGTGACGACTCCGAGGCGAACAGTCGACGGATACGGCGTCTCTGGGTGGCGTCGCCGAATATGGAAACGTCGGCAAACTCCTCGATGTCGAAATCGGAGTCGGGGTCGGAGAACCGGCGGGCCAACTCGTTGAGGGTGGGCACCCGGCCTTCGGCGTCGGTGAACAACTGCCGCGCCGCCAACTGGTCGACTCCGGCGTCGGCGAGACGGCCAGCGAAAGCGTCGGTGACATCGAAGCCACGCGCCAACCCCTCACCACCGACCTGTGCTATCGAGATGCTTCGATCGAGGATGGCGGCGGAAATATCAGGGTCGAGGAAGGAGGCGAATATGGCGGCGTCGGTCATTTCAAGTCCGAACATGCGAGCGTAGAACTCTTTGACCTGAGGGATGTTGGTGATGATCCGCTCATAGGCACCGCCGAGACGCCCCGCCAACTCGGTGGGGGACACCTCACCCTCCATCAGTTCTTGGAAACGCCCCTCGAACAGGTCAGGGTTGAGGCCGAATTCGATGAACAGTCGGCGGTAGGCCTCCCGAGTGGAGAACCACTCGGCTTCGCTCATCCGCAGCGAACCGTCATCTCGCCTGTTCCCAGGGAAAAACTGGTCGTAGAGAGGGTCTGCCCGCATCCGGGCAAGCGCCTGCTCCTGGTCGCCGGTCTCCGCCCAAGCGTCGGCGAAAACCTTGACCAACTCCGGTGGTAGCCACGGGTACAACTCGGCGACCCGCCGCTCAAAGTCGATCGGCTCCGGTTCTGGATCCTCAGGAATCTCGGGAATCTCGGGTTCCTCGGGCGGCGGCGGCTCCGGCGGCTCGATGACCGGCGGCGGGACTATCGGTGTCTGATCGTTGAGGTCGATCCCACCCTCGTTGCCGCCGAGGATCAGCTGCTCGAATTCGGCCTGGCTGAGACCGTAAACGTCGCGGGCACCCTCGAAACGGATGACATACCGGACAATGTCGTCTCGGATCTGGTCGGCGTTGCGGTCGTTTGGACCACCAGTTCCAGCAGTTACACGGTCAACCTCATCGACCCAGCCTTGGACACGAGCCTCCTGGTTGACAAACCCGGCATACTTGTCGGGGAAATCCCGTCTCAGGATTCGCAGAGTGAAACGGAGTTCGTCGTATTCAGGGCCAGCAGGGATCAGAGAAAGTGGATCAGCAGCCATACCAGTTCACCTCCTCATCGGATTGCGGGATCGGCGCGACGGACACTCCCACCAAATGCTTGGCCAACGGCACCCACCGCATTGTTAACAACCGTGCCGATACCCTGCTCCAAACCTTCCTGGCGGAGCAGTTTCGTCGCCGCCGCCAAGTCGTTGAGTCGGACGATCTGAGTAAACAGGGGGTCGGTCTCATCGGGTTGCTGCCCCCACACCTGGTTCCACACTCCCCGCCACGGGGCGGCGATGTCCTCGTAGCTGAGGTTGGCGTTCTCATAGTCGGGGAAGAGGGCGAGCCGATGACGTTTCAGGATGTCTTCCAGTTCGAGTTTGGCGTCGGGGTCTTCGCGGAGTCGTGACGCCCATACTTCGATGTTGTCCTGAGTCCAATTCTCCCCGTAGGCAGGCCCCAGCCAGTTCGAGATCATGTCGCGGACCACATCCTCGTTCTCGCGGGTGGAATCGAGACCGTCCCGAAAGTCTGAGAGGAGCGGGTCGAGGGTTCCGGTGAGGAGGGGGTCGGCAAGCAACCGGATCTGGTTAGTGGCGTGAACCTGTGTCCACACTCCTGACGTCCAACTGTCGGCGACGAGGTTTATCAGGTCGAGCGAAGCGTTGTCGACCCCCGCCTGTTGGAACAGGTCGGCGATCCGCAGCCGGTTGTCGGCGATGAGATTATCCGCCGTCTTCGGGTCGGAGGCGTTGAGAGAGAGCCATTGCCGCTCGGTGGCGCTGTGGGTCCTCCACCATTGCGTCCCCTGCATCTCGGCGGCGGTGATCGAACGGCCTTCGAGGGCGGCACCGACCCACAGCGCCATCATCTCGCCGTCAGCGAGCCACGGTTTGACCCGAACCTCGGTGTCGTAGTTCGACTGGATTACCTTCACCGGGTCGTCGGTGGTGTTCAACAGTTCACGGGAGTCGCCCATCGGCAACGCCCCCGACCTGGCGAACGTCGCCGCGCTGAGGGTTCGGGTGGGACGGCCTATCCCCAAGGCTTTGACGTCGGCGGCGGACACCTTCCACACCAGGGGGATCGGCGGTTGGGTGTTGAAGACGAACCGGACCAGATAGAAGGTGTTGCCCACCTTCCACACCTCATCCATTGGAGGCACCTGGTTGAGTTGGACGGTCATCGCGGTCCCCCTGTCACTGGTTCCACAACCTCGGGTTCGGGAGGCTTAGACGACGTCTGTGGTGGCTCTCCCGTGAGGCTGCCCGCCTCGACCGACGGCGGAGGGGCGACGGTCAACGGGGGAAGGGAGGTGCCGGAGAAATAGTTGTTCGCCACCCACGCGATGTCGATGGAAAGGTGGAGATGCTTCTCATGGGATTCGCTCTGATAGCGGACGAACGCGGTGAAGGGCTGTTCGATCAGCCAATTGCGGAGAGCGGTCAACTCTTGAGGGGTCCCGTATAGGTCGAGGGCACCCGCCGAGTAATGATCCGAGTTGACGGCTTTGCCTCCGGGCACGGCGTCCGACGCCGACGGCGGGCGATAGTAGTTGACACCTCCGGCGGAAACCCCGAACAGGTCTTCGAGTTGGGGGGCGAGCGCAACGATGAAATCCTTGCGGGATATGTAGAGGGGGTTGTTGCGGTTGGTGAAATTGTTGGGAGCCTGCCCAGAACCGAACCAGTCGAGGCCGGTCCCTGACGCTCCCGGCCCCGTCCTCTGGGTGATGGCGGTGAGGTCGATTTCGGAGACGTCGCCGGGGGCGGCTCCCGCCCACACTGTCGGGTCAAACCAATCGAAGCTGGATACGAACGGTAGAAACTCGTCGGGGATGAGCCCTTCGAGGGGGTCGTCGGCTCCGGGCATCAGCATCTCGATGTCCTCACGTTGGCCGGTGGGGGTCAACTGGTGGGAGAGGACGTCGAAAATCCCGGTGAGGAAATCACCGAGCGGACGGTCCGTGCCGGAGTCGTCGTCCGTGGTGGTGTCGGGCACCCGGTTCAACGGTGGTGTCCCCTCTGGAAGTACGGGGGCACGGGAGGTCATTGGCCACCTCCTATTAGCGATGTCATGGTCCGCAGCGACTCGTACACGTTGTTGACGTTGGCTCGCCTCTCGCTGAGTCCTTGGAGCCGGTCGGTCTCTGGTTTGAGACGCCGGTCGAACGCCTCCCGGAACCGTGCCACCGGGTCGACCCCCTGGAAGGTCCCTCCACCACCACCGGGTACGACGGGAGCCTCGATGCTTCTGGTGAGACGACCCGCTTCGGTGGACGCTGACACTCCCAGTGTCGGGTCGTTCTCAGCGTTGAAAGCGGCTCGTAACGCTCCTACCTCAGCCTCGAAGTCGGCGCGATAGGCCGATGACATTGCCGCGGAGAATTCGGCCATCTCCCCGGCGGTGGGGTCCCGGCCCACCTCCTGCCGGAAATAGCGTTTCACGTCTTGGGCGAGGGTCGCCATGTCCGGTTTGATGTACGGAGGCTCCTGGAACACTTTGAGTTGCTTCGCTCGAGCACGGGCGTCTTTGACCGACTGGGGGAGGGTGGCGATCAGCCGGTCCATTGATTTGGTGGCGTCGATCCCGTTCTGGTTGGCGAACCCGAGGACACCTTTGTAGGCGGCGATGGTGAGGTCGTCCCAAGCACCGACGTAGAACGTGTCGTCGTCGAGAAGGCCCGCCGCCACCAGGCGTCTTTGAAGACGGGCGATGACCGCGGGATCCAAAGTGGCGGGAGCCAACTCGTCGCCGTCGAAATACTGGGGTGCGATGGCCCGAGTGGTGGGGAACACACCGGCACCGGCAAGGAGGGAAATGGGGGAAGGGTCTTCTATCTGTCGTGCCGCCACGAAGTCGACTGGCACTCCGATCGGTCTCGGCGCAGGTCCCTCCACTTCGGGTATGGGAGGCAGCGGAGGAAACTCGAATTCGTCGATCTCACTGGGGTCCTCGCCCGCGGCTGCCGCGGCTGCCCGTGTTTGTTCATTGACGAACGTTGCCAACGACTGAGAGAGGTCGACCTCAACATCACCGAAAAGGGCCCCTCCGCCTCCGCCACGCGCCAGTCGCCGGGCCAAGCCGCCGGTCTGAGGAGGACCAGGCAACACCGGTTCGCCTTGGCTGACCACTCCAAGCAGCGAGGCGAGGGTTTTGGCCGCTCCGAGACTCCGCGCCAGCGGGTCGTCACTGTTGAGGTCAGTACCTTGCTCCGAGGCGGCTTCATTGAGGATCTCGATGGCCTGACGTAGCAACGCTTTGTCGATCGCACTGAGAGCAACCTGGGTCATGTCTCTAATGAATTTCATCGCCTCAGCAACAGTTTTCATGCGGACACCACCTCCTCACTCGGTACGTCGTCGGCGAGTTCCCGTTCAAACGTCATCGTCCACACCCGCGCGAAGTCGGGGTGGATTATTTTGATCTGTTCGGCCACCGAACGAAGCCAATCCCGAATGTGCTCCGCGGATTTGGCTTGCTGATAGTGACGGACAGAGCCTCCCAGACGGACCACCATCTGCTCGGCCATCACCAACGCCGACAGGTAGAGGATGGTCCCTTTCCCGGCGTCGGTGGCGGCGATCTCAGGGTCAGCAACCGCGACCCGTAGTTCGGCGATCATCTCCTCGGGTTTGGGTCGTTTCTCCCATATCGCCCGCGCCACCCAACCGTCGAAACCGGGATACTGGTCGTGGATGAGTTCACGGACTTCAGCGAGCCAGGTGGAAGTTATCGGTCCCGGTCTGGTAGCGGCGATGTTCTTGGCCTGCTCCCATTGGACCCGGCCCAGAAAGTCGCTGGCCAAGTCGATCTGCTCGGCCGGGGAGAGGGTCTCTCGTGCCCCGGTCTCGAAGGCTCGCAGGTAGGAGGCGTAGTCGAAGTCACCTACCGCCGGTTCCGGGGCGAACAACCCGACGGTCATCGGGAAGTCGCGTTCCTGTTGGGCGTGGTCCCGAAGCCAGGCGTCACCCTTTTCGGTGACGGGCCGGTCGACGATCGCCGTCGACTTCCCAATGGTGGCCAACACGTTGTCGACGCCGTAACGTCGCACCCATTCGAGGAAGGCTGCCGATCGGTCCCCCCCGTATTCTTCGGTCAGGGTCCGTAGGTCGTCGGAGAGGACTTTGACCGCCACCGACGTACCCGACAGGTCGGTGGTCGACCATTGCAACGACGGGCCGGTGGGCACCCCGAACTGGGCCGAGCCGCGGATGACGTAGAGCAGCCGAGCTTTGAACACGGCGTCGTCGAACAACTTTTGTTGCCCTTCGATCGTGTCGATGTCGTAGTTGCCTCCCCGCATCAGCGCCCGTTGCACGTCGGCGACGGTGTTGGCGAAAAGCCGGTCCTGTTCTGGGTCGGGATCACCGAAAACGAGACGCAGCTTGTCCAACCATGCCGGGGTGAACGAGTCGGCAATCCCCTCCGCCTCGCCGAACGGGAGGATGAGCTTGCGGATGTCGTCCCATTTGGGAGTGTTGGGCAACAGTTTCGACACGGGGTATTGGACGACCGGCCCGAAACCGGGGATGACCGTCGCCGAGGCGATGTTGAGCCCGGCGGCTCGACCGACGAATTCGACTCCTGCTTTGTCGGTGCCCAACAACAGTTTCGACACCCAGGCTCCACCCGGATAGGTGAACACCTCTTCGCCGGTTTGTGGGTCGGGGTGGAAAAACCCTTCTCCACTACCCGGTGTCGTCTCCACCTCGCCAAACACTGACGGTTGGCGCAGCGCGCCGAGGATCTGTTGGGAACGTCGAATCACCTGAGGGTTCTGACGGACGATCCGAGTCCACGCGGTGACGATCTCCTTCCACGCCTCACCAAAGGGGAACACCACTCGCATCATGTCGAAAAACTGGTTGCGCTTCTGCAAGTCGTAGAGCAGCTTCTTGGTCTCATCGAGGGCGAACGCCCTGGCGATCGTGTCGACGTCTTTGAACTTGTCGAGTCTCGTACCGGCACCGTGTTTGACGACCTGGGACGCCATCCGAGTTTCGATCTTGGTTCCGACATTGGCGGCGCGAGCGTCTCTAATCATCAACGCCTGCACGTCGCTGGTCGCCGATCCGAGAAGTTCCTCTACCCGTTTCCAATACGCCTGACGGAAGGTGGGGGACCGCGACAGGTAGTTGGTGGGACGCGACATCAACCCCTCGAAGGCGCGTTCGGTGGCCCGGTCGAGCCGACCCAGAACACGGCCACCCGCCGTCGACCCTCGAATCGACTCCGGCGTTTTCACAAACTGTGGGGCGGCCTCGCCGTAGGACGCTTCCAGAACCTTGGACAGTTTCCGCTCCTGGTGGAACCCTCTCAGGTTGAGACCGGCGAGCGCCCCCTCGTCGACCCGACCCCGAGCGACCAGTTCAACTAGTTCAGAGTTCCCTCCGGTCGTCCTCTCCAAACGGTCGAAGTAGTTTTGACGGAGGTAGGCGTCGGCGGCTCCCTTGTCGGTGAGGAGCGCCGAGCGGCCTTCCATGTTGCCGAGTTTGACCCGCCACGTCTTACCCGAACCCGACCACCACCATTGGGCGACGTCGTCGAAAGTCGACTGCGACGCCGCTCCTCCGAACGATCGGAAGTCCCCTTCTTTGAGTCCTCCGGCGACACGACGCATGACCGGATCGTTGGCCTGGTGGGACAGTTCGGTCGCCCACCCGTCGTTGAATCCAGGGTCGCCGCGACGAGCCTTGACGTAACGGCCAGTGACTACTTCTCCGGGGAGTCCCCGCCAACCCGCTGACCCCCGGTTAAGGGCAGCGCTGTGTTCGACAATGTTATCCCAAAGACGGGCGTCCATCGTGATTTGAAGTGGTTGGGTTCCTTTGGGAGCGATCGGGATTTTGGCGGCTTTGGCGAGTCGGATACCGAGACTGGATTTGGGGTCGATCGATAGTGACCAGGCGATCGCCGAGATCGGGTTGGAGAACAACGAGTCGTAACCGGAGGCTCCCATCCGGAGTTGCTCCTCACCAATCACTCTCGTCGGATAGGCCAAGCGGAGTAGCTGCATTGGTTTCCACACGATCGACATTGATGTGTCGAGGACGTCGATCGTGCTGGTCCACAACCCCGAGTCAAACCATTTCTGGGACTTTCTCATCGTGGGTGTCAGCCGTCGGATCGTCCTGGCGTCGGGGAGAGGGATGATCTCGTGGAGCAACTCTGAGACCATGCCCGGCATGGGACGCACGTCGACAACAGCCCCTTCGACTTGGAGTCGGAGCGGGGCGAGAACATCGACGTTGCGCCCGAGGGCGTCAAGGTCGTAGGTCCGCAGGTCGTCGCTCAGGTTCTCGAAGATCGAGGTGACACGTTTGGCTCGCTCCGGGGAGACCCCCCACTCGTTTATCAGCATCCCCTCGGTGTCGTCCATGATGGTCGTCACCGTTTTCAACATCCCCACCTCGTCACCCTCTTTGACGAGGGCGAGCTCCGCCATCCTCCGCCGCCGGAACGCGGTGGGGGTGTTGGCGTTACGCATCCACAGGTCGAGTTGGCGCATGGCGTCATTGCCGTCGTTGATGTTGATTGACCGTTGCGGCATGTCATCACCGAGACGACCGAGACGACCCAACCTGCCCATCGTCGAGTTGTCGATGGCCCGGCGCACCCGTGCTCCTCCACCGAAGAGAGCGCCGTACTCGTTGCCGCCGAGACCACCGATCTGTCTCGACACGAACCCGGCGGTCGGCTTCTCACGGATCACGGTTCCCAACACGTCGCTCAACACCTTGAAAGTGTGGGCCTCGTCGGTGGTGCGGGAGAGATTCAACGCCGTCTCCCGATCGGGGAAAAAGCGCCACGCCGTCTCAAACTGGGTGTTCTCGGTCATCACACGTACCAATTTCTGACCGAGAGGCGACGTCAAATAGTGTTCGACGGCTCGTTCGGGAGCCACCGTTTTGCGGAGACCGGCGACCACGCCGGTCGCTCGGAACGTGTTGGCCGCTTTCGCCGCTTTACTCAGTTTGAACAGCCCGATGTTGACCGGGTCGGCAACGTTGAGAACGAAGTCGTAGCCTCCGCTGACCATCTGCCAGGCCATCGTCCCCGGTTCGGTCATTTGGCGGGCGATGAGCCGTCCCGGAGTGGCGAACTGGTCGTCGATGCGGAGCCGCTGTTTCGCCCTTTCCCGCTCCTCGAAGATCGCGCCGGCGGGTAGGAACCCCTCCCCGATGTCGACTCGTTTCCCTGCAAGCAGGTCGCCGAGCGCCAGCAGACCACCGGAGCGAGCCGCTTTCTCCGTGTAGTTGGTCCAGAAGTCCGACACCAGCTGACCGACGTCAGCAACGTCGGAAACGAGCGTCCCGAGGTTACGGAGTATGAACTCGATTTCTCCAAGAACCGGAGCGCCTTTGAATATCTGCTCCGGCCCGGCCGGGTCGGTCTCGTCGAAGACAGCAACACCCGCCGAGGAGAGCAACGCTTGTACCTCTTGGAGAGGTGTCGCCAGTATCAGGAACCCGGCGCGGACGTACCGTTTGGTTGGGCCGAGCACGATGTCGGTCAGGGTTCCGAGCCACCCGTCGGGGACGTCTTCGGCTTGAGGATCAAGCGAACCGTCTTCGGCGGCTTGACGAGCGGCGAGAGAACCGGCGAACTGGGCTTCCGGCTGGTCGGCGGGTACTCCCGCCTGAACGAGCGACTGGATGGCGGAGGCGTCCATCCACGGGTAGGCGTCGGCGTAGGACGCCGCCAGTAACGCGGTCTGGGGGAGCACCGCGCGACGTTGCGCCGAGAGACGCTGCCGACGTTGGGTTACCTCGTCGAGCAGAGCCGACTCGAGATCGACGCTAAGGAACGGGCGTGCCATCCGTCACCTCCTCTTCCGGTCCGACACCATTGGCGGTTTGGGCGTCGGCGAAGGCGATGAGACGACGGAGACCCGGCGACGGATACTGGATTTGGATGGCCCGCAAGGTTTGCATGTTGTCGGGGGGGAGCATCCCGATCTGGCCGGGGCCCGGTCCGGCGGGTGCCCCCGCGGTCAACGGCTCGCCTGGTCGTTGGGTTGCTCCGAACACGTCGAGCCGGTTCACGGGGATGATCGGGTTGTTGCCGCCCGGTGACGATGGTGGACCGCCGGGAGAGCCTCCACGTCGCTCCGGGAGCGGTATTGCGCCTTGTGCGTCCTCCAACTCCTGTGCCTGTCCGAACGGTCCGCCTGAGGGGACTCTGACTGGCTGGTCGCTTTTCTTGATTCGAGGCATCTGAATACCCCCTCATGTATATGGGTAGGGTTGTCGACATGGATTGGCTCATTCTCGGTTTGTTGGCCTGGTTGTTCCTCTACCACGTTTGGCAGAGGATCCGCTATGACAGGTGGGAAAAGGGCAAGACACGCGGCCCTCGACCTCCGTTCCACCCGCCGCGCAGCTAAACCCGCTGCTTGGTGGGGACACCCCTAATCCGTCCGAAGTCGAGGGGAGCGTGGAGGTAACAGAGGGTCGGGTTCGGGTTGTATTTGTTCAACCCGGTTCCGCACTCCTCGCAGCAACGACCCACCTCGAACGTCGGTGAACGTCGACCCGACTGACGGTGGAGGCGACGTCCCCTAACCGACACGAGCCACCGTCTGTGATCCGCCACGAACCCCGCCGCCCGCTTCGATGCCACCAAGGACGGTGGTGACGTCGGGGGGTAGCCCGTTGGCTCCGGCAAGAGCGTCGAGACCCTGCGGCCCGGAGATGAACTCCTCCTCCTCGGCGGAAAGGTCGGGTTCGCCGGGAGTGAAGAACTTTTTGAAAGTCTCCTTCTGGTCGCCTTCGGGGAGCATCTCGATCAGACTCATAATCGCCTTCGGATCGCCGTTCTGAGCGGCGAACACCAACCCGTCCCGAAGCGCGGTCGCCGCCTCCTTGTAAGCGATCCGCTCGTTGATCTCGGTCAGGTGTTCGAGTCCGTCGATGTTCTCTTGGAAAGTGAGGACGTCGATGACGTTGGCTCCGAGCAGTTGGAGACCACCGACGATCTTGGCGCTGTCATCCCACGCTGCCATCGCCCCGTAGGACCGTCGGGTCCGGTAGTCGCCTTTGATGTGGGTGCGCGGGCGGTACATCTCCCGGAAGGGGACTCCCGCACGAACTCCGACGAGGGTTTTGGACCGATCCGGGGAGACCTCCTCGTCCCACTCCAACAGTTTCGAGTCGATGTCTTGGAGACCGAACCGGAGAACCTTGTGGTATTCGACGACCTCGTTGGTGATCGACGTTCTCAACTCACCCAACCCGGCTCCGGTGGCGGCAAGGTTGGCGGGGGACTGGGCGTCGTCTTGAACGGTGTACCCCGAGACGATGCGGAATTGGTGTTCGATCCGGTTGATCTGCTCGAACAACTGGTAGGGAAGGTTCGACTGTGGTTTGGAGATGATCGTCCCCGGCGGGAAACGGTTGGTCTTGCCTCGACCCACCTGATACTGCCCACCACCGACGATGTCGCCGCCGACGATGTTGGTCTCGGTGTAGACGGCGTCTTTCATCGCCATGATCGAGAGGACGTTGATCTTGGCCATCGCCGCCATCAGTCCGATCGAATGGTCGTACTGTCCGATCAGGGCGTCGAAGGCGAACCGTTTGACCACCACGAAAGAAGGTCCCGACAGGAGCGGGTTGGGAGTGAAACGCACCCGTTTTTCGATGTCGGGGAGGAGGATGTGGAGTCCGGCAGCGTCGTAGAACTCGACGATGGAGAGACCCCGGCCATGCGGGTTCTCCCATTGGCCTCTACCCAACACCACCCCTCCGCTCGAACGGGGTCGACCCGACTTCTCGTCGATCAACGAGGCGTACTCGGGGTATAGCTCTTTGGCGGCGGCGGGTGGGATCCGACGCCAGATCGCCAACTCGTCGGGTTGCTGGTCGACTCCCCACGCGCTCGGGTAACAGTCGTAGGGGTCACGCAGTTCGGCGTGAGGGTAAGGGACCCCCTCGGGGGAGAGTCGGGCGCCGATGGTCCACACCGCGAACCCGTAGCCGGGAAGCCAACGCCCCACTTGGGGGAGTTGGAGTTCGCGGCGGTCGGCGAGGTCGAAGGATTCGACGATCCGCTCCCGTTTCTCCGCTCGTTTCCGGGGGCGGTCGTCTTCGGTTTGGGTGGGAGGGTCGACTCGGATGTTGGGTCGTCCCCCGATCTTCTGGGCGATCCTGGTGAGTCCGGTCAGCATCAGGTTGGGCCACGGCAGGTCCTCGTCGGTGACGTGAGGACCTAAGAGGGCTTGGATGGCTCCGACGCCGCCGTTGAGGATGGCTCGCACCCTGGTCCGGCTCCGCGACGACTGTTCGTGGTCACGTTTCAGTTGGTGTGCCCGCCGAAGGATCGCCTCTTGGTCTCTAGGAGCAACCATCACGCCAACTCCGCGTTGAAACGGATCTCGTTGAAGCCTGGCGTCGGGAAGGTCTGAATGGTGCCATCGGTATAAGTGACCTCCCATTCGGCCTTGTATACGCCCTCAGTGTCAACATCAGCCGGGTCCCAGTCGTAGGAGACCTTGCCTTTGGATCCGTCGGAACCGTCACCCACCTGGTCGTTGTTGGCCGCGGCGTTGACCTTGAGTTCGTTGGCAGCGTCGGTCATGTGGAATTTGACGGTGGCGCCTTGAATGTCGACCGCCACCTTCTTGGGTCTGCCCGATTTGAGGGTCCCCTGCGCCGACGGAGCGGTGTCGTTTACGGTCATCTGCATCGAATTGGCCATGACAACCTCCTTCTAAGCGGACGTCTTGGTTTCATCGAGATCGGCGACAGAGCCGGTGCCGACGAGGTCGGCGACGCTGAACCCTCGTTCGGTCAACTCGGCGAGAGCGGGTGCCGACACCAGGACGGCGAAGAGGGGGGCGTCGGGGTGAATCTGGACCAGACCACCAATCACCACAATGGCAACCAGAACGTCGAGTTCGACCAAGGTCCCGATCCCGGCAATCTTCCGCGGCTGGATCGCGAGCAGCGACTCCAGTTCGGCGATCATCCCCACCTGAACAATCTTGACTCCGCTGACCGGGAGTAGAGCATCAATTTCGGCGAGCGTGCCAACCGTTTGCACGATCGGCTTTTCAGCGAGAATCGTCAGTAGCGAGTCGAGTTCGGCGATCATCCCCACGTCGGCAATCTTGCGCGCCTGGATTGGGTTGAGCACATCAGTTTCAGTCAGCACTCCGACCCCGGCGACCTTCCGAGCTTGGGTCGGTATCAGGGCTTCGATCTCAGCGAGGGTCGTCACCGCAATAATCTGTTCTCCCGGCTGCACCACTTCAACCGGGATCAGACTCTCGGTCTCCCCGAGGGTTCCGATTTGGGCGGTCTTGATCCCGGCGATTGCGAGTAGAGCTTCGACCTCGACCAGAGTGCCGATGTTGGCGATCTTTCTCGCCTGGACCGGGTTCAGAGTGTCCGACTCTCCGAGCGCTCCGACCTCCTTGATGATCGGTTTCACCGCTTCGACGGGGATCAGCGAATCGACTTCTCCGAGTACCCCGATGTCGGCTAGTTTCCTTGCCTGGACTGGAAGGAGAGAGTCGACCTCGGCGAGGACCCCGACTGGCGCAACCTTCCTCGCCTGAGTCGAGATAAGCGAATCCGTTTCGGCGAGGGTGCCGACTCCGACGATGATCGGCTTGACCGGGACGACCGGGATCAGGGCGTCGGTTTCGGGAAGGGTTCCGACAGCGATCGTCTGACCACCGACCGCCGCCGGATGCCTGAGAATGGTGAGAGCACCCCACTCTTCAGAGTCGGCAACGGTGAAAGTGCCGGGATTCTGGTCGGCTCCGGTGGTGAGCGCCCGAGAAGCGACCGCCATCCCAATCCCGATGGAACCTCCCCCGCTGACCTCGTTTTGTGACAGGTCGTAGTCGGTCGGATAGCCGGTAGTGGCCGGTGCCGACGAGATACCATGAAAGGCGGTGAACAGGTAGTCTTTGCTGTCACCTACGGTGATCTGATCGGGGTCGGGATTGGTGTTGGCTCCGGTGGCTCCCAATGAGGCTTCAGGGGCGGTGTCTCCGCTTTCGCCTGAAAGCCGTTGCAGGATCGCCCCGGCTTTCTTGGTCGATCCGAGAGTGACCGTGATAGTGCCGGATTCGGAGCCGGTGGCCCGATGGTAGGCGTAGACGCAAGTGACATCCGTTGCCGCCTCATACTGGAATAGTTCGGTCCAACCGGCAGGCCAGGCGACCGTAAACCCACTGTCCTTTACAACGAAGAACGCCTCGACAAAGCTGCCGTCAACAATCCCCGAAGGGAGGGGTAGGGCGTGGGTCGATCCATTGGCTACGGCATACTCGGCTACGGCTTCAATGGTTGGGGAGGCCATCTAAGCCGTTCCCATCCAACCCCGACGGATGTCTTTCACCGTTTTCACCGGCCCGCCAGCGTCGAACGTGTAAGACCCCGGGGTGACGGTCAACGTCCTCCACGGGTTGGGGCTGCCCCCCCGCCAGATTTCCCCGATCAGATCAACCTCGGCGACCAGGTCGAAGCGGATCAGGTCGCAGGGGTCGATGTCTATTTCGGGGTCGGGGTCCCGTTTGGTGTCGTCGTAGACCATCGTCAACGACGTGCCGCCGATCCGCATGATGACATCGCTGATGATTGCCATCAGACCCCTCTTGTCGGTCTAGGCGGCCGTCCAGATCCCGTTGGTCTGGTCGTAGTTGGCGGTCACGTCGTTGCCGTCGGTGGTGACGATGAACTCCCACTTCCCGATGACCTCACGAACCGCATCCGACGCCCCGTCGACACAGATCAACACCGACACGGTGTTGTTTCCGGTGAGGACCGCCGTCCAAGTGTCGTCGGCGTCGAGAATCACCCGCCACAGGTCGTTGGTGTCGTCCACAACGTTGGTGATGGCGGCGTTCAAGTGAACCTTGCGGACCCACGTCGAGCCGGTCTGTTCCGTGTTACCGGCGGCTCCGAGAACCGTGTCGAGGAAGAAGTCGGCGTAGCCGTCCTCGAACGTGCCGTCGGCGTCGTCGGCTGACATCGGGACGACGATCAGGTCGGCACCGTCGGCGATGACCTCAGCCAACCTCCCTTTGAAATCGTTGAGGGCCGTGTCAGCCATCAGTGTTCACCCCCTGAGGTTGGTTGCCCTCGTTGAGGGTCCCCACGTCGACCACCTGAGCGACCGCATCCGACCTCACTTCGTTGAGACCATCCTGGAGGGCTTGGTTGGCTGCCTGAACGTCGGCCTCGACCTGGATCTGCTCAGCTCGAGTGGCCTCGTTGTACTCCCTGAACCCCCGTTTGCTCATCGAATCCCGGTTGGCCCTACGGGTGACCAACAGCTCCGCCTTGGCGGTCTCTGCGGCAACGCAGGCATCTTGGAGGTCGCTTATGTCTGCCATAAATTCACACCCCTAGGTCGTGTCGGTGGTCTTCGGAGGTTCGGTTGCTCGATCGGGCACCCTAACCCTGTGGTGTTATTGGGTGACTCAAACCAGAACGTCGTCTTTCCAGGGGACGTCGTCCCAGTCGTAGGTGGAGAACATCGCCTCCTCCGCCTTGGTGTCATAGGTGATCGCGATGTCGGAGATGAACTCGGATTGGGCGAGCCGGATGACTCCCATCGGGAACCACGACGCCATCACCAGATCCGACTTGTACCCGCCTCGGGTGTTGCGGTTACGGGGGGCGTTGGAAAAGTTGACCAGTTGCCGTTGATACAGGTCGGACTTCGACACCGATTCGACGTCGCCGTAGGGGAGGATGATCTTTTTGTCGGCGAAGAGAGGTTTCAGGGTCGACACCCCCAGGTAGGGGTCCCACTTGTTGTGCCCCGTGTGGTGGGGCTCCATCAGGATCGACAGCGATTGACGCAGTTCGATCAGCTTCTCGTCGGCGAGGATCCCCCCGTGGTACAGGTTCTCCTCCACCACCCAGTGGGAGACCCCGTGGAGGGTGTGCCAGCCTTCGATCGTCTTCCGGGCTTGGGCGATGCCGCCACCCTCATGGTTCTCGATGTCGACCATCCACATGCGTAGTTCGGGTTTCACCTGGTACGCCCACAGGAACGCCGCTTGATACCCCGACCCGGCCGGGTCGAGGCCAGCGACCAATCGAACCCCTCCTATATCCTCGGGTTTGAGGTTCTCCATGCCCTCGGGTTTGACCGGTTCGGGAATCTGGCCGATCTTGTAGTGGCGGCTCTTCGACTCGGCGATCTCGACGGCGTCGAAGACCACCATCCCCAACCCCGTCACCCGGTTCAGGTAGACCATCTCGAAAGTGTCGCGACCTCCCAACGTCTCGTTGAGAATCCGCATTTCAGAAAGCCACTCAAAGTCGTTCAACTCGGCCCACAACATGCACGACTCGTGGTCGTGATACCGCGACGGGTCGTTTTGGGGTATCTCACAGTTTTCGTCGTGGGCCGTTTCGACGATCGTCTCGAACATCTCGTTGTCCAAAAAGTGTTGCCACAGGTCGTCGGGATGTTGTCTGGACCCGATCACCGCGATCGCGGTCTTCTTGGTCTTCCGGGAGAACAACTGGGTCGACGCCCAGGTTCGGGTCTTCTCACGGGTGCCCGGTTGGGAGACCGTCTTGTCCTGTTCGATGTCGTCGGCGATTATCACGTCGGCGTCGCGGGACACCAGGGTCCCTCCCCGGCCTTGGAACCGGACGGTCGGCGATTTGATCCCGAACACGGTCCGGGTCGACACCGTCATCTCCGACTTGACCCACGCCCGCCCCTTCCCCTTGGGTTTGAACGATCCACCGGGGCCGACGAAGGTTTCGATCAGGTCGGTGTTACTGGTGAGGTGGTCCAACACTTCCTGACCGGGCAGTTCGGCGATCTCGTCGGACGGTCCCACCCAGATGATCCGAACGTTGGGGAAGCGGGCGATCAGCCACAACACCAGATGAGCCAACAACTCGGTTTTCCCGTGCCGGGGAGGGGAGAGGATCATGCACCGGCCCCGAGTGACGAACGTGCGGATCAGTAGTTCGATCCACACCTCATGGAAGTCGGCGATGAGAAAGGGCTCCTCGTCCTCGGTCTCACAGAACCGGGCTCGGAACCAGACGAAGTCGGCGATCAGAGCCGGGACGTGGGAAGCTCGGAGGTCCCGCCACTTCTCCGGGAAGTCTCGAGGTGGGGGTGCCCAGTCGTCGCGGGCAGCGGCGAACACCTTTTGTTGCCGCACCCAGGCGTACCAGCGGACCGAGGTGGTCCGGTCGACACCGAACCGGGCGGCGACCGCGTCGTGGTCGGGGTGCTCGGCGTAGCGGTCCCAACCCTCATCGAAGAAGGCTTGGGGGGGTCGGATCATTCGGGCAGCGACCGTGGTGATCCCCGCTTCGAGGTCCTTGCGCTCCCTGATCTCACGGGCGCGGGCGATACCCCCGTGGCTGTCGGAGCACCATTTGGTGCGACGGTTGGTGAGACGGTTGTTGCAGCCGTCGAGGGCGCACGTCTTCCGACCCGTGACCATCGCCCGGCCCCCCTTAGCAACCAGACGTTGATGCTCCTCACGCCGGTCGGGGTCGTGAACCAGACACCATTCGGAGTCGTTGCCCATGAACGGCGACTTGCAAGGTTCGCCTTCGGCGGTCGTCCCCCGACATTTGGGTTTGGTGGCCACCACCGTCTCATCCATGATGATGTACCCCCTTCTTCTTAGACTGGATCTCTCGCTACCCCTATCCCCTAACAAGGAGGGAAAACCATGGGTATCAGACAGAGCGAATCGCTCGTCAAGTCAGAGTTCACGACCGATGAGGTCGGGAACCCCACAGGCGGGACCACCGTCCTAGCCGTCCCATCCGCTGACGCTCACGGCTATGACGCCATCGAGATCCACTGGCAAGACGGGATTGTTGGTGACAACGGTCAGACCGGAGCGTTCGTCGAGGACGTTCTCGAAGCTGCCCGCCAGCGGCTCCTGTTCTTCAACTCCACCAAGTTCCGGTGCCGGGAGAACTCCATTGCGATCACCAAGATCGAGGAGGCTCTGCAATGGCTCGACTGGCGAACCCGTCAACGGCTCCAACAGGACGTGGAAAACACCTACGAGAAGCACTCCGACGATGCCCTGAGGTTCCCAAGTCCTGAGATTCCCAATGGGTAGCGGCTAACGTCGCTTCTCATGCACGTCGAATTTGAGGTCAGTTGGTGGTCCACAAGGCTGTGGCTGCGTCGCCGATGGCATCGGACTCTGATCCGACTCCACCTCGCCAAACCCTACGACGGACCCTCGGTCATGCAGATGTTCGGTCCCATCAAACTGAGCAAGGAGAGATTGCACGGCAAGCTGTACGGACCGATCATGTCGGTTTTCGGTTCCATCGAAGTCACCAACAACCCATACGAGGTCCCCGAACCATACGAGGTCCCCGAACCATTCAAGGTCTACGACTTCTACGCCCTCCTCGACGAACGGCTCGACGCGCAGATCCGCGACGGTGAGACCACTCTCAACCCCAGACTCCGCGATGACCCGGTGATGGACGAGTGGATGGACGACCTAGACTCCGACCCGGTGGTCTAGAGCGTTTGCGAGGAGTGAGTCGATTGCAGACCTACCAAGGCCAGGGACCCACCAAAGATCGTACCGCCAGAACAAACCCACGACGCAGCGGTCGCCAAGCATTCCAGAACGGAAACAACCATCTCAACATGAGGAAGGCGGAGGAGTCGAACCCCTAGCTGTCACACCACTCTGGTATTCGACACCAGTCGCCACCCACGCAGCAGCACCTTCCATGAAAGGCTGATACCGGGGATCGGATTTGAACCGATGACCTCCACCTACACGGCGATCACCTGCGACAAACAAGTACTCCGAACGGTGGCGCTCTACCAGACTGAGCTAACCCGGTCAGCCCTTCACAACCAACCCTAGACGGCGCGCGGCGGGGTCGAGGCGATCCGCTTCTGCAGCTCGGCCCAAATCCCGGGGCCGTAAACCGCCTCGATGCACTCGCCGTAGTCCGAGCCTTCGGGGAGTGTGGGGCACTCGTGGCGGGTCCCGTCGAGATCAGTCCAGTGTCCGTCGAAGGGGTAAGGGCCATAGACCGAGTTGGTGTGGCTGTGATGGTGCATCTCTCCCCCAGGACCTGTGACGGTCTCCGACCAGTCGCCATGATCCCCGAGAGTCAGAGTCCTCGTGACCCGACCGCCAAAGGTGTGATCGGTCAGGTACTCCTCAGCCGTCACCCCCGGCAAAACCTCATCAGACTTCAAAGCGTACTGGTCGACCCCCGTCGCGAATTCCTCGTCGCGCACCGCCGCGGCGATCCTGCGCTGGACCGCCTCAGGCGTCTCAACCTCATCACTCATCACACCACTCCAATCCCAACCTGGCAATGCCACACTACTTTATGGGTCTCACATACCCCTCAGCCCCCCGCCATCTTGGGCTTACCCCATAGCGCCTCAGCCGCCCGGATCGCACAGGGACCCGCTCAGATAATCGCCCGGGATGAGCCGCACGCCGCCCATAACCGCATCGGCCCTGGTCACGGGCCTATCGCATGACCCATAATGGACGTTATGTAAAGCTAGGCCGGTCCCGGTTGGTTCCCAACGGGTCGACGTCCCCGCGTAACAGAAATGGTACGTTTCCCGCGTTGCCCGGTCGGGAACGGTAAGACGAGAAGCGGAGGACCCTATCGGATGAGGACCGGGAGAGGAACCGGGAGCCCTCCCGACGGAGGTCCCAGACGGGTCGACGAGGACCGGGGAAGAGCCGGGAATCGGGTCGGGTCGAATCGGAAAAAAGGCTTTTCGGGTGCGCGGGCGAATCCACGCGGGCACGCTCACCCGCGAGGATGGCCACGGGTCGGAGGTCCCAGAGGACCCGGACACAGAGGACCCACCCTGGACCGATGCTGCGAGCTTTTCTAAGCCGGAATGGGTAATGGTGCCGACGGCTCGAGGACCCGTTCCCTGCCACACTCCCCGACCGTCTCACGACTCCGCGAGCTCGGCGAGGTCCCGGAACGCCACACATTCAGTCCTCGGCGTTCGATCCAGGATGGCAGCGGCCTTCCAGCCGCCCTACGAGTCGAGTATCCGCCGGACTGTCTCCACGTCCGGGAATGAATCAACGACGGCCACAGGGTCAACCGTGGCCACCTTAGGACCGGGAACCTACCCCAACCCGGCTGTTACGCACCGATCCCCCAACCAGCCACAGGTCGCCGGACGCCGTCGGCATGGCCCCCCTCCCAGGACGCGACAGGACCCCCGGCCACCGACGACAGCCGGAGGTCCCCTAGTCGCGGTGGGTTCAGTTAGACACCCCTCGTCGCCGGACCCGATTGGAGCCACAGCCCCGCCGGAAACGCAGCCCCGGCCAGTATCCCGCCGTCAATCGACGCCTGAGCCAGTACCCGCCCCTGGTCAATGTTGAGACGATGATGAGTCACCGACAACCGCGGCGAATCCTCGTCCCGCCAGCCGGGAACCAACACCTCCCACAACTCGACCAACCCATGCTCAGGATCATTCCGCAGGTAGTCGACGAGATCGGCCACCACGTCGGCCCGGAGGACGTGGTCCCGCACCGTCGGACGTTCCCCGCCCATCAGAACGGTTCCACGTCAGGCATAGCGTCACGAGCAGCAGCAGCCGCCGCAGCAGCCGCCACAGCAGCCGCCTTATCCGCCTCAGACTCCGCCCGGTCCGACTCACACCGCCGGTTGACGCACAAGCCGCCCTCGTCGCCCTCGAGGACGACACCGACCGAACACGCCGGACACCGCCGCCCCTCCCACGAATCAGCACGAACCACCCGGAGAACGTCCTTAGGTGTCACCTCCCCATAATCGATGTATTCGACGTCCCGGACGAGGATCAACGAACGGACCCCCCGCTTATCACACGCCACGATCCACCCCGGACCCCCGAGGTCCCCGAGCGTATAGCGCACCATTCCCGACCCGCGGTGAGGCGACCCAGTCAGGAACTCCCGCGCGTAGGCAAAATCCCGGTCGGCTTTCCCCGTCGGACGCGCCACCCAACACCCCTTCCGCCAGTCGTTAGCGAACGGATACGGGAAAGACCGGCCCGCCGGCACCTCGTCGGCCAGCTCGCCGGTTTTCAAAAGGTCGACAATCCCGACCGCCTTGATTGTTTCACTCATTGTTTTCACCTTCCAAATTGTTATGACCCGGCCGAACGTCACCCGGCCACACGCCCGGAACGTCCGAGCTGAACCCGACGAACACAAACCCGCCGGACTCGAGACGATCGACCAGGACCGAACACGACTCGTCGCGGTCCGCCGCCCCCTCCCGGATCGCGTCCCGCACCCGACACGCCCCGAAGAAGTCACCGAAAAACAGAGGATGATAAAACGTCCCATCCTCCGCGGTGACAATCCCCGAAACCCGATACACGCTCACGACCGTCTCCGCCCGATCATCGACATAAGCGAAACCGCCTCACCGCGGCCCGGAACGAAACGCATAGACCACGCCCCGCCCGGATCCTCAGCCTTGACCACTTCCAGCGTGCCTTCTATCTCCGACAGGTCCGAAATGGTCCACGCACACGCCCCGGTCAGGTCGATTAGTCGACCCGCCACCAGCGCCTTAAGCGCCTCACAGAACGCGTACGCAATCGACCATCGCCAGTCGCGATGCTCACACGCTTGATACTCAAACCCCCGAATCAGCCCGAGCAACCCGAGCGGGTCGACGTCGACCACCCGCGCCCCCGGTCCGTATTCGTAGGCCACCGCCTCCAATTCGGAGAAGTCGCCAGGACCCGGGACCACTCCACCTTCGAGAGTGTCAGGGTATCGGGCATGAATGGACCGCAAATTCTCGGTCCATAGTTCCCGTCCTATCGTCTCCGGATTGAAGGTCTCCGGTGCCTCGTCCGGTGCCGCATAGGGCGAAAACCGATGGTACGAATACCCGCCCGTATCCCGCGAGGTCTCCCGAAACAACCGAGCGAACCCGAACGACGGTTCAGGAGTCCGCCCGTATTGGATGGCCCCGGCCACGATCCCATCGATAGCCGCAGCATCGACCACATAGGCACTCACAACGGCCACCCATCAACACACGCCCCCGCAATGGGTAGCGCCACGAACGCGGCCAGCACACCGGCCACGTTCCGAATGTTTCGCAATCTCACGATCACGCACCTCCTCAGGTCTCACCGGCGGCCTTACTCCACCGGGCGAGCACGTCACCCGCACCCGCACACATACAGGACCCGCCGCCGCTTGCATAGACCCAAATCCCGATACCTTTTTCGACCCCCGCCGGACCCCCTAGAAACATCCCGGAACGAGGGAATCGGCCAATGGCCGACTCAGGTTTCTGGTCGAGGTCGCCGGAGGTCCGGGGCCGGGGCCCGTCACCCGCGAAGTGCCCTGAGTCAAGTAGGCCCCCTGAACCATTCGACTGATCTACGACGGAGCGAACCCCCTCCCCGAGATTTCGGAAAGGGGGTTGTACGAGAGAGGGTCAGGGGTGCGGGGTAAGACACGGGAGGGGCCGTCAGAGACACGCACGAGTGCGCAGACCTGAGGAGTGGCCGCACTCCCGAACCCGCACCCCTAATTGGATGCTAAACGCTGCTCGCTCACGGTGGCCTCCGTGATGACGAAAGCAGCGAATACAGGAATGACATACCCCTGCTTTGTGTCAGGCCATGCCTCCTTCTCGTCGGAGTAGCAGAACCGTTTGCTCGCTGGATCGAACCAGCCGATTTGTTCCAGGTTGGCGTACTTCCTCGCCGCCTCCACAATTGCATCGCTCTCCCGTCTGGTGAGTAGTGGCTCAGACGCATGATCCCAGGTGATGAGTGCCTGCTGTAGTTCAGTCGGCATCGGTGTCCTCCGGGATACCCAACCAACCAAGAAGCCCACTCAGACCTGTTGCCAGATAGTCCACCATGCGGTACATCAACTCCGGTTTAAACCCCTCATCCCTGAGGAGAATGGCCGTCCGTTTTCCCTGTCCGACAGCCCATCCGAGTTCGAGATGAGCCGACCGACCGCAGGGCATAATCAGGACGAACGTGTCGGCCCACTCCATCGCCGCCAGATCCTTCTTGAAACCATCGACGGCTACCGGATGGTCAATCAGTTCGGCGTACCGTTGAGCCGACCAACCTTCCCAGTTCGGGTCGATCTCAGACCAGTGGAATCCGTTGTCACCGTCCTCGGGATTACGGAAGTCGTAGACATCAAACCCGGCGAGACGCAGACGGCCAACGACAGCCGGTTGAAGCCTGTTGCGCCATGAGGACGCCACATAGATTCGTCGGGTGTCAAGCTCAGTCGGCATCGGTGTCCTCCGTGATACCAGCACTACGCCCCGCTTCGATAGCATTGGCAAACCATCCGAGCAGGGTCCCCTCGTCCGGCACTTCATCACCGAAGCGGTCCATGTATTCGTCTACCCATTTCGATGCATCTGTTCCCATTTCAGCAAGTAGGTCTATATCGCTCATTCGTCCTCCGTAATGCAGGGATAACTAATTGTCGTGACGTATTCGGAATGGCTCATTCGTCCTCCGTTAAACGGTCAAGCACAAGACCAGCCTCGAAAACCTGAACGTCTTTATCGTGATCTTGAAAGTTCTCATCCCACGCCGACAACACAGCGATTATGAATTGGATCAACCAGACTCGTACATAGTTAGGGTCGCTCATTCGTCCTCCGTGATACCCGCCGTGAAAACTTGGAGATAAGCGTTCAGTAGGTCGATTTCTCGAGCTTGTGGATACAACACCGCCAAACGCTCAATGGACTGCCTAGCCAAATCTCTCATTTGAGCTTCTACTTGTTCCGAAATTACTTTGAGTTCTTTCATTAGGTGGCCTCCGTGATACCGAGAGCAGCGTTGACAATCTGCGTAACGTCTTCTCGACCTGTGGTGATGTAGTTGAAACGTGCTTCGATGGCTGCGTCAATGTCCAGAGGTGGTCTACTTGTCGCCGCCTTCACGATGACTTTGAGCATGTCCACTCCACACTGGCCTAGGTACTCGTCAAGGGCGTTGTCCCTGATGTCCTGTTCCATTGCTGGCACCCATTCGAGGGCATCTTGTAGTTCAGTCGACATTGGTGTCCTCCGTGATACCCGACTCGTCCTCATCCTCTGGTCCTTCGACAGTTGGTTGAGCCTGCATCCACCGCTTTGTTGCCATGTGTCGTTCCCACCGTTCACGGTCGATCTGATCTTGTAACTCAGTTCCCATTGGGGTTGCCCTCCGTGATACCGAGAGCCATAGCAGCGCCTTGGTGCATGACGTTTCGCACCATTATCGGGTTCTCTCCCCACAGTTCGGCGTACCTATCAGCAGCTTGACTAATTGCGTCGAAGTCGGGGTTGGCTACTCGTCTCGCCGTCTCCACGACTCTTGTTGTCGCTTCACGAATCTCTTTGATCGGCGAGTTGAGTTGTCCTACTAGGCGAATGTCATCTTGTAGCTTGGGCATTCGGCTTCCTCCGTGATACCAAAGTTCTGTGGCTGACTTATCCATTGGTGTCCTTCTCCGTGATACCGAGAGCCCCGTAAGTCTTCGTCAGTTCCTCAATTGCTCTGGCAGCCTGATGGGACTCCCAGTGAAATTCCCAATAGTCACCTTCTGGTCCGTGGTGGACATGTTGTATACGCTGGAACCAAGTCACATCAGGCCATCGCTCTTTGTGTGGTCCTTCCTTGATCCACAGAGTGCCATCACCTTCTTGGAAGTGTCCCGCACAAGACTGGTAGGTGGTAAAACCTAGAGACCTCAAGGCATCGACCAGTGGGACCATTGCTCGATCAGGTAGTCCGTCTGGGGCATCGGTGGCTTTGTCTCGTGTTGCATCCCACACGGCGTATGAGTCAGTCGGCATGGGTGTCCTCCGTGATCCCGAGAGCAGCATTGACTTCTCGAGTGGCTGATTTCAGAAAGCCCCTGCGAGTCGTCTTGAACTCATCATCGTTTTGGTTGTCAGGGTGATCCCAACTCCCTTCACCAAAGAAGTTATCCCAGCGAGACTTTGCGGCGGCTTCGTAGTCGGGGTTGTCGTACTTCCTCGCCGCCTCCACGATGTTTGCGAGCGGTGAACCGGGATCGGGTGCGTAGTCTCCCGAGAACAGGTCGAGGTCGGCTTGTAGGTCGGTCATGCGATCACCGTTCGTAGCATCTCGTTCAACTCCCAACGCAACGTGCCGAGCCCGGTGCGCCCGTCGAGACAATCATGATGTCTGGAGCAGAGCGCCGAGCAGTTCGATGGTGTGTTCCGAATCTTGGACCCGCCCATTCCTCGATGGGTGAGATGGGCCAGTTCGGTAGCCGGATCCGAACACCCGGGCCACTCACAGCGGCCGTGTGCCCGCTCCCACACCTCGGCGCGTAGTAAAACCATTTCGGTGGGGGTGGATCTAGACATGGACCTTTTCCCTCATGTCCCGACCACAGAACCCACACAGTTTGATCCCGACGGGCTGACGCACGTTTTTCCCGTCGCACGCCCGCACCCCACACCGCGGCCGGTCGTCCCGCCGGGGAGGTGACTTGGGGTCGACGATCCGGTCGACCTGCTCGCCACAAACTTTCACCGCGGCCAACGCCGCGCCCAACCGACCCTCATCCTTCTTGGTGCTCACCGCGTAACCGGGGGTGACAACGTGTTTCCCCAAAGTCACGATCCCGTCCGACAGGTTGTGTCCCCGTGAACGGCTGACCGCTTCGATCCCGCCACCTTTCATCGGGTGGGCCCGGTCGGCGAGCAACGCCAAATTCTCGATGAGACGACGAGCGTGGTCGAACCGGCGGAGCAGTTGGGTGAGACCGTCGCCTTGAGTGTTCTGCAGCCGGACGATCTCGGCTTGGAGAGCAGCAACATGGATATGGTCGGAGCAGACCAGGACCCCCGGTTTGGCCACCGTTCGGCAGCCGCCAACAACGCAGGTCTGTTTCCTAACGGCCACGGGACAACTCGTCGGATTTTCGTATCATCGCTTCGCTAGAGGTGAGCGTCTCGCCGTTGTAATAGCGTTTCAAGAATTCTGCCCAAGGGTATTTTTCGGTGGTCTCGGGTAGGGCAGGAGTCGGCTGTTGACGTATCCGGGCGCGGGTTCCTGCGATCAGTTCCGCCGGGCGCGGAGGCCACTTCGCCTTCTCCTCGTCGCCGGTCAACCGTTGCAACAGGATCTCCCACACCAGGTCGGCGGGAAGCGAATCGAAGTCGTCGACAAGACGGTGGGCGTTGGCCCACGAGTCGACGGTCCCCCAACGATCCTCGATGTACTCGACCAGTTCGGCGTACTCCTCCCGTGTCACTACTCCCCCGCCTTCTCCGTGATACCGAGAGCAGCATTGACGGCACCCGTCGACACTCTGAGAAAATCGGCTTGCTCTGATTCGTACATCGCCTCCCACGTCAGCTTTGATCCGCTGCGACGGCCAACCTCATCGGAGTAATGCCGGGCGGCGGCCTCGTAGTCGGGGTCGGCGTACTTCTCCGCCGCCTCCACCACCTTGACGTTGACGACACGCTCCCATTCAGGGTTGAATTCATAGAGGAACACTTCCTCATCCAGCAATTCGCGGAGTTCTTGCAGGTCGGTCACTCCTCCTCCTCCCCGGCGATGAGGGCGGCATCAATAATGTCTCGCTGAACCTGGCGAACGTCCTCCTTCTCGTGTGTACCCAGAGATACAAAGTCGCTGCTGTAGATGTCTTCTGCCATGAGGTCATCGCTCGCTTCGTAGTCGATGGTCACTTCCTCACGGGAACCACCAGGACAATCACCAGGGAAGTAGTCGCCAGAGAGTCCCCGGTCACCAGCTTCTAACGGTTTACTTGTCGTCCACGGATGCGGTTCAAACAGACCGTGCTTACAGAGGGTCTCTCGGTAGAAGCTCACTCCTCCTCCTCACGAAAAACGGTTGTGCTGCCGTCTGCACGCGCTTGAAGATTGCGTGCCAGCGACAACATGAAGTCGTAACCCGGTGGCGGCGTAGGGCTATACGACGCTCGACGAATGATCGTCAACCTCGCCGGAGGAGCGGCGTCGTTCAGCAGGGTCGGTGGTTCTGTTGGACCGAAAGTCATCACGCCCCACGCTGCGGGGAAGGAGTCCATGATGCCACCCGACAGCACGGCGGGCGGTGCCACTAGGTAAAACTGGTTGGACAGGTCGATCGCAGCTTTGGCTTTCTCCGGTTTGTCGAGCTCCCGTTTCAAGTCGGATCGGGAGGCTTTCACTTCGTACGCCACGCGCAGTTGGTTCTTCGACGGCCACAGGTGGAGAGCGAACGCGTCGATGCTCTGTTGATAGAACCCGCCTGCCACTCGCACCTCCTCGACATAAACCCATGTTCTGCTATTGCCGTTGCCCAAGCCACTGTGCCGTTCTCGGAGAGCCTCGAGGATGGCTCGGGTCGTCATTCTTCCTCCTCACCGTCGATGAGTGCAGCGACCAGACCCGTCCTGGTCCGCTCACTCGGGTTGAGGGCGTAGACCCGGATGTCGTGAAGCGTCTGGTGGTCGACGGCGCAGCACAACGGTCCGAGTTCTTGCATCGCCGCTGGAATCCGGTCGACCTTGCCGACTTCGCCGCCGTCGCGGGTGAACACCATGACATCGTCGAGCCGGACGAACGCTTGGAACACCAGCGACGTGAACGTGGCGACACCTTGCGGCCAGTGACGTTTGAAATAGTGGAGGTGCCGGTGGCAGAAGTCACGACGGAAATGGATCTGAATGGGGTTGGCGGCACCGCCCGCCGGGGTCATCGTCATGGTGTCTCCCCCCAGTCGGGCAGGGGCAGGTGTTCCGCCCACGCTCCGGCCATTTCGTCGATCATCAACTCGAACGTCTGACGGTACGACTCCCACAACAGGGTGTAGGCGCTGTTCGCCAGCTCCATCGGAAGGGCCAACCGGAAGATGTCACTGGCATCCCGGTACCACAGGTGCAGCAACTCGTGGACGATGGTGTGACGGAGACGTTCGCCACCAGTTTCGACGGCTCGGGTGGCGACTTCAAGGTCGGCCCGGTACTGAGCGTTGGTCGGTGAGATCGAAGCCAGGTTGGTGTCGCTCTGACCGGGGTATTCGGTAACCAGGATGTTGATGAGCCAACGGTCGAGCCACATCTTCTCTTTCAGTAGCCAGACGTAGCGTGCCAATTTTTTTTGGAGACGGCCCTTCTCCGCTTGGGTGATGCTCATAACAGGGTCCCCTCGACGATCTGTTGACGTCGTCGCATCCGGTCCAACTCGGCGGCGAACTGACGGCGTTGGGAACGTGTCGCCGTGGTCACTTTCGACCCGAGTTGATCCCACCGTTTCACCAACGACCCCGGTGTCAGCGGAAAGTCGAACGTGGCGAGGTGGAGCGCCGCTCGCCGCAGAATCTCGTCCGGTTGGTGGTCGCCATCACGAGCCTTCTTGCCGATGACACCGAGGACACCACTGTCGGAGTTGTCGTGCGGCAGGTCCAACGCCGCGCACGCCGCCTCGTAGTAGAGGTCGCGATGGCGTTCCACGTCCGATCCACCATCATCGAACAACACCATTTCCGAAGACACGACCGTAGGGAGTGTCTTCTCTTCGGACGGGTCTAGGACGGGAGGGGTATCACCAGTGATAGGCTTTCCATGCTCAGATGAGAGGCTTTCCCCTTCGGAATGGGTATCAGGATGAGAGGCTTTCGGAGGGGGAACCCGGTACTCGGCTCGCTGCCCTCGATGACCCTTCCTGACTTGGACGAGGACCTTCAATTCGAGTAGTTCGGCGGTAATTCTCCGCACCGTCGCCGTTGAGTAGCCGGTCATTTTCATCAACCGTTCCTCACCGGGAAACGACTTGGTGCCGTCGTGTTCGGCGGCGTCGGCGTAAGCGAGCAAGACCAGTCGATGATTCGGGGCGAGGTCGCTGTCCCACACTTGAGCCATGACCTTGACCGACATCTCAATCGTCTACCCGCCGGATCACCCAACCAGCCTTCTTCAAATCGTGGAGCAACTTGGGGACCGCGATCATGAAAGAATCTCCCGTCGTCTCGGCGACGATGAACCAGGATTCCAACCATTCGTTGATGGTGGGCCCCTCCCAAACCTGCTCCCATTCCAAGTCGGCATAGCAGAGAGACCCATACAGGTAGAGCGCCGGGTCGTACCCCGCCGGGAGAGACCCAGAATCGGCTGTGAGAGCCGCCATCGCTTTGAGAGCTACCTTTACCACCTGGATGCGGTACTGGCCGCTGTGAACGCTGTCGGGGAGGACCCGAATCTGGCGGTCGTCGGGGAAGGTGACGAGGTGGGCGGTCTGGTCTCCGTCGCGTTCGGACTGAATCTTGTAACCACCGATGAGAGTTGTTGCGCCGCTGCGCGTCGAGACCAGTTTCCAACTCATCCGACGGCCTCCTTGGTGAGAGCGGCGACCTCGAAGACGCAGAGACGACACAGGTCCCCGGTGAGCGGAGTGACCCCCTTGAGTTGGCGGGGGACCAAGGCGACCCGGTGGTAACAGGTGGTGATCGTGGGTGGTTTGATCTCGCCGTCCCAGTCAAGGTTGACCCTGATGATTCGTTGGACGACCCGTGTGCCTTGTCGGACACCGACAACGGCGAGAGGCACTTGGTTGGGGGAGAGGAAATGCTCCGACGGGATCATGACGAACTTGGTCATCTCAACACCTCTTGAACAACAAGGAACAGCGGGCCGACCCGGTCTCGAGCCAGTTCCGCTGACCGTGAGTCGATGTCGATGCCGATGGCGTCCCTACCGTGACCGTGGGCTACGGCCAGAGTCGTTCCCGTTCCGGCGAACGGGTCGAGGACGAGGCCGGGGCGGTAGTCGTCGTGTCCACAATCCGACCAGCCGAGCGTGACCCGCTCGCTGACTTTGGGCGCAAACGTGGTGGAGGGCAGACCGCGGACGTGGTCTGGATGTTGGCTCTTGGGAAAGCCAACACCGACCGCGTTGGTAGTTTCGGTGATTCGTCGGCGTGGCTCCCCACACGTCCGACACACCTGGCGGGGACACATGGCTTTGATCGGTTTGACACACAGTTCGGACGGCCATACGGCGTAGTGGGCTCCGCTGTATCCTTGGGGGCTGATCTTCCACCAGTCCAACGGCGGCGCACCCGCATGATTCAGATGACGTTCCATTTGATGATGCATCGACGGTGATTCAGAGTTCTTGGCGCTCGGCTGCAGCCCCTCACTGACTGTCAGAGTCTTTTCAGCGAACGGTTCGCGTACCGCGTCCAAATCGAAGTACCGGTCTTTGGAAACACACGCCACCACCAGCTCAGAAGTAGCCGGACGGAACTTGTCGCCTAACGCTCCTACCGGGGGGTTGGGTCGAACCCACCGGACCACGTTGCGTATTCGCCACTGACCGGCGGGTGAGGGTTGCCCGGTGTGGGGGTTGATGCCGTAGGCCAAAGCGAACCGGTAGGACTCGGGGATAAGAGTAAGGCTTTTAGCCAGCGGCCAACCGTCATTGTCCTTCTTGAATCGTCGGGGTGGTTTGGCTTCCTCCCAGAGTCGTTCGTGTCTCTCACCGTAGATAGCATCTTCTGGTTGTCCGTACCCTTTGGCCCCCGAATAGGTGTCACCCAGTTCCACGACCAACGACCCGTGAGGAGCCAACAGTCGACGCCACTCCGCCGTCAACCTGAGTAGAACGTCGATGTATTCGGCGGGGGTGGCTTCGCTCCCTATCTCTTTGTGTTTGTCGGGGTGGTCGGCGGGCAGGTAGGAGCGGAGGGCGAGGAACGGCGGCGACGTGAGTATCAGGTCGACCGAGTCGTCCTCTAGTTCGCTCATCCTGTCGAAGACGTCACCGACGAGGAAGGTTGCCACACTCATCGCAACGTCTCCTCGATGAACGCCCAGTCTTCGGGACGCCAAGTGTCGATGAGGATGGTGTGACCGTCGTCGGTTGTCGCCTCCCGGCGGGGGGTTCGTCCGCTGCCGTCGCCGGTCAACTCGGCGAGCCAGCGCCGCTGCTGTTCGAGGAGGACACCCTTGGTTGTCTTCAACTCGACGATGATGACGTCCTGGTCGCGGACGAGGACCAGGTCACAGAAACCGGGGTCCCCTTCGATCGGTGTCACCCACCCTTGACCTTGACGGGCGGGCCGGTCGTGGTGAACCATCCACCCGCGGGCGTGGGCCAGGTCGATGACCTTGGTCTTCAACTCGGTCTCGGTGAGAAGGTCGGTGAACCCGGTCACGATGCCGGTCCCGGGATGTGGATGAGACGGCCGCAAGCCTCACAAAGCGGAAGTTCTGGACGATCCATCAGCGGACTTTTGGTCGAGCCACCACTGTTGCCGCATATCCACGCGGCATGTAGCCGGGGCTTCTCGTTAGGCCAGAACACCACAATCAGTTCCTTGACACGATGTCTGTGGAATCCCCGTTTCGTCGCCAACACGGACGGAAATCGGGTGGCTTTTAGCCGCACAATGCTCACCGTCTAAACCCCTTCGCATAACGACACGATGCAAAGTGCGCGTGAACTCGGTAGCTCATGCGGTGATCCCTTCTGAACCGGGACGACCGGCTTGGAAAGCAGCGATCAGGTCAATGAGGGTCATTCGCCGAATTCCCCTCTCAGGTAGGCACGGTCCGACAGGCTGAACAAGGCGATGACCGAGCCCCAGTCCGGGCCGTAGGAACGTTCGATGCGGTGACGGCGGGCGAGACGCAACGTCGCCACCCGGATCGTGTTGTCGGTGGCGTCAGGTCTTAGCCTCTGGACCTCCATCACTATCTGCTCGTGGCTGAACTGTTGGCCCGTGTGAGTCTGCAAGATGTCGACAATCAGCGCGGGCACGCCGGTCTCCATTAGCTGACCCCGCTTGGCGTTCATGCTGGTCCGTCCCCGGCGGCGGCGACCGCGGCGCTCACCACCAGTTGCGCCTCATCAGCGGTCAGGTTCACCGCGACCGCGGCAAGGTGGTCGTCGGTCAAGTCCTCGGGGTTGGGGTAGTCCTTCTCGCCGAGCGCCACCGCCAGGTCGAGGTTCTTGTCGACGATGACCTCGAACAGCGCCGTCCGAGCCATTGCCTTCCTGGTGTCCACGTCATCGGTGTTGATGGTCTTGCCGATCTCGTCGAGAACCCACTTCCAGTAGTTGCCTCGCTTGCCGACTTCGACGGTGCGGGGACCGGCGTGGCCGCTGTCGTTGAGCCACTCGGCCGACGACTTCTCGAGATCCTTGTGCCAGCCTGACCACGAGTAGAACTTGCCCTTGTATTCGCGTTTACCGCCACACTTGTCAGCTTCGTTGGAACAACGCCAGAACGGTTTGCTGGTGTGTTCGGAGACGCCGACGAGTTCCCCGTTGACCGCGAGGCAGGCGGGACAATGCGGGTCGTCAGGTGAGGCCGGTGTGTCGACCGAGGAGCCAGACCCGGAGAACCCGGCGCCACTCATCTCCTCAGAAGGAGTGGCGGCGAAACCGGCCATCACCATGACGCTTGAAAGGGCTACCCGACACACCTTGGAGACGGCGCGGGTCTCCGCCATTGAACGGACCGCGTAGGAGTCACTGTTAGCCCAATTGGATTCTGAGGTGCGACATTCCGCTTCGGCGTGGGAGATCGCCACGTTGTCAGAGAGGCGACGTAACGCGCAGCGCGCCTCCCAACCGTTGTTCAGAGGCTTGGTCCATTCAATGTCGGGGATCAACCCGAATTGGGAGGCGAGAAACTGCCAGCCCTCAACGTTGACGTGAGGTTTACTGCCACCCAAATCCAGAGCCAACCCCTGTTCGGTGACCACCTCGACCAGAATCTTGGCTCGAGCCCTTGCCTCGGCGAGTTGTTGGGCCGGGTCCTGCGAGGCGTATATGGAGACCTGACCGACCGGAGCCGCCACAGGAACAAGATCAGACGACGCTTCCACCACCTCGTCAACCTCGACCACTTCGGCGGGAGCGTCACTCATCGCACGTCCTCCGTCACCCGGTATTGCTCTTTCTCCGACTGTGGGATCATTGAAACCACCCACTCGGTGTTGTCTCCCGTCAGAAAATCCGGTGTTCCTAACAGTTCCCCTACATGCTGTTCACAAGCGTGAGTATCATTGTCCACTCCGTTGTTGAGGTTGCCCACGATGTAGCAGTCGGCTTCCTTCTCGCACTCCCACTGACAGCAGTACAAACCAGGAAACCGTCGTTTGCCTCTGGCTGTTGCAATCACTTTGTCCATCATCTGCTCCTCAAAGGTCATGCCAACACCTTTTGGAGTCGCTTGCGCTCAGCTCGGAGACGTTTCAGCCGGGTCTCGGCCTCGGTGATGACCCCGCCCAGTTTGCGGAGTCGGTTCTCAGCGTGAGTGACCTGCGCCGCCTCCTTGCGCTCCGCGTCGGTCCAATCCCTGTGTTGGCGACTCACGTCTCCCGCTCCTGCTTCAAACGGTTGGCTTCGAGGACTTCGAGGGGAGCGGACGCCGGAAGCGTCATCGAGTCGGGTTTGACCACCGTCTTCTTCTCAAAGAACTTCTCTCGGACGATGGGTGGCAGCGACCCGAATTTGACGTTGTTCGGGTTGAGGATGCGGCGGATCTGAGACGGGTTGTCTTCGAGCCAATCGTGGAAGGCTTCGATGTCGGTGCATTTCTCGGTCGGTGTGCCCTTGGTGGTGAACACCAGTTGTCCGGCCACCTCCACAGAACGACCTTCGCAACGTTCGACGAACCCGGCACCGATGATCTTCTCCACACGGTTAGCCGCCGACTTCCACGCCACGGCCAACAGCCAGAGACCGGCCACGATCTCGGCGAGGTCCTCGCTGTCAGTGTCGATGTCAACGATGTCATCGAGGGTGATCTCCCCGTCCTCGGTGCGGAGGAACATGACGGTTTCGGTGGCGTCCTTCATCACCCCGATGTGAGCGAAGGAGTCGGTCAGGGAGGTCATCAAACGTTCTCCTCGATGCGCCCTCGAAGGTCCAGGAGGACCTCAGGTGAAGGCCAGACTCCCGCTAGCCGCTCGAATATGACCGCCATGTGGTGCATACGTCGGATGGCCATGCGTTCCGTCGACGTGAACGGGACCGGCGGCATCTTGTCCTCACGCTCGAACTGGTGCATGGCCGACCAGAACCACGCCAACTTCTGCCGATCCAGACCGAACAGAGATTCGGCTTGCTCGGTGCAACGTTCGCAATCGTCGAACAATCGAGCATCTGGCGGGTCGTCTCGCGACGCGTCGGGGTGGTACCGATGAACAGTCATGGTCGAGGAACCTCCTCGTTCCAGATCAGCCGGTACTCCCACAACCCGCGGAAACGATTGCCCCTAGGTCGCTTCTCAAGGGTGTGGCTCCCGAACCGAGGCTTGCGAAGATGCCTCAACTGAGCCGAGATTGAAGCCTGAGGATCGCCTGTGACCGTCCCTATCTGTCCGAGGGTCCTCCACTCCCCGTCGATCATGGCTCGGGCCACCCGGCGGATTTGACCTGTCAGTCGGACGTCGTCGTACTCCGGGTCGTAGGTGAGAACTAGCTGAGGGTCGACCCCTGCATCAAAGGAGGGTCGGAGGGGCCACGTCACGGCCGGTCCCCCCACCAGCCGAGGACATAAGCGAGGATGAGCCAGAAGGCAGCAAGGAACCCGACGAGACCACCCATGAGGAACCCCGCGAGGTAGGTGGTGGTCATCGGATACGAGTCCCTGACTGGACGGCGGGTGATGCCAGTTCCCACGGCTTGTTGAGCAAGGCGAGAAGGGTGTCTGGCCGGTCTAAACCCCAGTGGACCGACAGGTTGAACACCGCGATGTTGAGGGGCAGACGGTCGTCGTACTGGTGGTTGAGGCGAACCGCCCAGTCGTACAAACGGACCAGGCCCTCACCCTCCGGGCAGTAGACGCCCTGGTGGGGTCGGCAGTCGCAGGAGGACGCCAATAAGGGATCGCCGATAGTCGAGTCGGCATTGGGCGGAGTCTTGGCGTCCTCCCGGACATTGTGAGAAGGGGCGAAGCCGGTCATGTCGTTTCCTCCGCGGAGGGGCCAATCGACATTTCGCTTTCATTATTCGCTTCGGCCCCTCCGTGAAGACTCTTCCACTCGATCAGCAAATCGCCGTAGAACGCTTTGACGGCGATGATTCGAGAGGTCTTGTGGTTCTTGCCTCGTTCCTTTGCCTCGTCGTACTTGCTGCGGTAGGGCTCACAGCGATGCATGATGATTTGGTCGGCAAGACCCTTCGGACCGAGGGCAATGACTCGAAGAGCCGGTTTCCAGCTGGATTGAACCTCGTGGATGTGGCGGGGTAGGCGCCCTCGAACGACGTGGAGTCCGGCGTAATGCCAGAGCGAGCGGACACCGGACCCGAAGCGAGGGGAGAGCATGACCCCCACACAACGAACAACCTTCGTTTCGCTCTCATGTTCAGTTTCGTCCGTTGTGTGGGGGTCTCCGACACCAGGACCATCATCGAACTCACGCGCCACTTCGGTGCCAGAAAACTCGTCACCACCACCATTCGCTTCTTCGCTCTCAGGCTCTCCTTCGATGGCGGTGACGAGACATTGAGTACCCGGCTGATAGAACGGAGCAAGAGTGTGACCCATAGAACATTTCTGGCCGGGAAACCGGAGCGGATCACCGATCTCGCCGATAGCTCGAGCGGTAAGAGGACCGGCGAGCCCTTTCAACGGTTCGAGGAACGGCCACAACTCATAAGTCCTCAACTCATGACCCAGACGATTTTTACAACGCTTCTCGATGGTGAAGAACCACTCGGCAGCGACATAATCCTTCCGCGACTGCGACGCTTTCCGCATCTTCTGGGCACCCTCGAACGCTTTGGCGTAGGCACTCAGCCGGGCAGTCGCCTCGTTGATGTACCGGGAAGGCGGACCACTGCTGTCCTCGATCTCAGGAGTGTTATCGGTCACTTGAATGCCTCCCCGGCACGCTTATCGGCCTCCACCAGCACATGCTTGGGCAGATCTCCGACTCGTTTACGGGTGCGAGAAGCGAACTGTGAGTCGAGCCACTCAAAGAACTCGATGCGACGTTCCAGCCCGTCACGCCCGGCACGTTGGTTGTCCAAAACGTGGGCGATGTCGCCACGTTCAAAGTCGATGACACGACGATTCCCATCATCGACATCGAAACGGACACCAAGGTTCGCGTACACAGCGGCGGCGGTAGCCGCGAACTCAGGTCGAAGTTGGAACCTGCCCAGATAGACCCGACGTGACCGGGCGTCGGTGACGGGGTGAGCTCTCAAATACTGTACGTCTTTCTGCACAAAAACAATCAGTCCCCTGACGATGACCGATTCGAGCGCATCCGCATCCAGGTCGTCGAACGGAGCCGCCTTACCGACGGCATCAGCAATCGACAGATCAGCCTCGTGGTAGTAGGCGAGAATGTCGGTCCGGACCTCATCGAGGGATCTCACGACGCGTCCGTCGGTTTCTTCGCAGGCTCAATGCTCTCGCGGGGTATCCGCCATTGGCCCCCGACACGCTTCGCTGAGATTTCTCCAGACTCAATCAACGAGTAGAGGGTTTGGCGAGTAATTCGGAGAAGCTTCGCGGCCTCGATTGGAGTGAGGAATGTCGTGTCTGCAATCTGCACGTTTCGCATTCAAGCATAGCGACGGGTGCACTTCAAGCACTTTACACGGTTACCATGCAAAAAAGTTTAGGACTAGACAACTTTCACTAGGGATCGGTAGACTGACTGCATGTCGGACAGACAGCAACGCCACCGGGAGGCACTCATGCAACAGTCATACTCATTCGACCACCCACTAGCCGACAGGCTCCGTAGAGAGGCGGGCAGCGCCGGACTCAACCACTCGGACATCGGCAGTCGGATAGGTATGAGCCATACGACTGTCGGCGAATGGCTCAACGGGAAGCGTCGTCCTAGTCGACAACAATGCTTCCTCCTCGAAGACATCCTGGTCGTCCAAAAGGGAGAGCTGGCGATTCTCGCCGGGTACACACCAGCAGACGATCACCGTATGGAGCGTGACGACGACGGAACTCTCACGCTGGTTTACGATGCGGCAGCGTTGGAGGAGCGACTAGCCCCTGTAGCTCTACTGCCGATCGGAGCACTCACTCAGCCCGTCCCGATGGCGTTGCAGCCAGTCGATCTTGCCGCCTGACCCCCCACTAGGGTCTTTCGGCCCTAGTGGAACACAGACCCACCGCCGATGCAGTCCGGGAAACCGCTTTATGCGCGCCCCGGACTACGCCGAGTACCTGATCGGCCAGGGCAAGACGGTCAAGACCGTGCGGGATTACCAGAGGGAGGTGGATTTGGCCTTGCGCTGGTTCGCTGCTCACCGTCTCGATCTCGCCAGCGCTTCCCCTTCTGACCTGGTTGCCTATTCGGAGACCCGACCCAACACACCCGCTATCCGCGCCCACATGAGATCGGCTCTCCGTCACTACTGGAAGTGGCAGCGAGTGGACGGATGGCCGGATGCTATCCGGGTTCCGACGCCCGGTCTGATGGTTTGCAAAGCTCTCACACCCGAAGACGCCCGAGCGATGGTCAAAACAGCGGTCGGATGGTGGCGGGAAGGGACCGCGGTTCTCGCTGGTGCCTACCTGGCGCTGCGAAACGAGGAGATCGCCTCGATGCGATGGGAAGGTTTCGACTCCAACCTGGATTGGTACACCCTGGTCGGGAAGGGCAACCGGACCCGCACCCTTCCGGTTCACCCCGTCATGGTCGCCGAACTTCGAGGACGCCGCAACGATTCGCCCTATGTGTTCGAGGGTCGATTCAGTGGCCATGTGACCCACGCGACGATTTGGAATTGGACTGTCATGGTGGCCAAGGAAGCCGGAGTGACCGAACACGTGTGGCCTCATCGGCTCAGGCACACCGCTCTGGCCACCGCCAACGACAACACCGGGAACCTTCGTGCTGTCCAGAGCTTCGCGGGTCACTCCCGTCCAGAGACGACCGCCGGGTACACCCGGACGACGGCGAGGCGGCTGCGTGAGGTTTCCGACAGTCTCGACTACCTCTGATGAGTAGGGTCCGACGATGTGAGACTCGCCAAAGCCTTCGGTGCTGCCATCCTTGTTCTGGTCGTTCTTGCGTTCTTTGAATGGGGTCAGTACGCGTTCATCCCAACACTGATCGCGATTGGAGCCGGTATCTACGCATGGCGGCAGTTGGAGC